TAATAACTGTACCTACTGCAAAATTATATGTTGCATCTGTTGGTATTTGAAATGCTATTGCTGTGGCTTTATTCATCGGGATTAATTGCTGGTACTCATCACCACTTGCAGCTGTGTAATCTGCTGTTTTAGCAGTTTGTACTGTAAAGGCTGGTAGTCCATTCCACATAGCGGAAGTAACTACATCACCAGTATTGCCTGGAAAAGTTGGCATTATATCTCCTTAATAAGATAAGACGTTTTGGTCTAAGACACCATAATCTATGTTGCCTATTATAAACCCATCTATGACAGGTTCTAGCGTTGTAAACACCACTTTAAAGCTATTGGGTGTGATGGTGTTGGCTACGCCAAATATCTGCAAGGTTTTCTCCAACTTGGATCCGCCAGGCTGGGTAGTTATAACTGTGATTGGGTCAAAAAAATCTAGGTTTAGGGCTGCAATTATGCCTGTATCGTAATTAGGTGTGTGTAGGTCTAGCTCGATGGCATCGCATCGGATCGTGGTCTCAGCCCTGCTGGCTACATAAGCTCTGGCATAATCTAGGGCTACGGCATCGGTCTGCATTAGTAGATCTTGCAGGTTATAACTATGGATAAAGTACTTGTCAATAGATGGCTGATTAATGGCTGTCTGAGGACTACCGCCTGATCTAGTTACTGTGGCTGAGTTAAAAATTAAATCATCGTTTAGCTTCCATTGAGCGTTAGCGTATGGGATGCCAGTGCCATCATCTGCAAAGACTGTAGGAGTATCACCAATAGAGGCTGTGGCAGTTAGTCGATCTTTAAATACAAATGATCCATCAAAATCAACATAGATAGCGCCATATTCAGACTCTGACACAATTTGCATCGCACCTAATGAAGTACGTGGAGTGCCTGGATCTGCCTGTAATGTAGTTTGACCTGCATCTATTTGCCGCATTGTTGCAGGCCAGTCAATTTCATCTAAGATCTGGTTAATTCTTGTGCCTGACAAGTCGCCAGCAGTAGCACCTGTAACTGTGCTTATCTGTGCATTTTGTGCAAGTCTCATAGCATCTACAGCTGTAATGGTCGTATAGGCAACCTCTGTAGCATCTTTAGGTTGTGTGTTTACATAGGATGTAATAAAACCTGAAAATATGGGGTAAGTAACATTGTTGAAGGTGGCAGTAATTTGTACTTTTTTCATCGGTGTCAATAATCCATAATAAGGCCCACTAGGGTTAGTTGGATTAAAGTCGCCATTCTGATCTACTATGCGTAAGGTGCAAGTACCAGTCTGGAATAAATCTGCTAATGCGCTACGGCCTGACTGTGTTTGTATGTAGTTAATTTGATTAGATACATCAACAATAACAGCTGCGCTGTCTGCCAATACGTTAGTGCCTAATATACCTGAATCAATTAAAAAGGCCTGAGCAAAGGCTGGGCCAGTGCTAAAGTTAATATAAGCGTTTATTGTTGGCACTGCCATTATGAAAGTGACCCTGCAACAGTTATAGATGATCCTTGTTTCTGTAATCTTTGTAATGCCTCTTGCACTGTAGTCAATACTGCATCCTGTGAAATTACTGTGCCTTCTACTGTGAAGTTAGTATTGTTATTAATTACAGTAGGAGCGGCAGCGGCAGCAGATGATGGGATAGGTGCAGCGTTGCCCTGGTAATAAATGGCAGATCCTGCATACATTTGCTTTGTGTAATCGGCCTGAGTGACAAGTCTTAACTTAGCCATAGCATCGGCTGTACTTGATAATTCTGTGCTTAATTTCAAGGCGCTTTTAGCAGCTTCCATCTCGGCTAGATACTTTTTAGCCAAAGCCTCGTTATTGTCTAGGATAGCCAATTTAGCGTTTAGGCGTAATTTAGTCTCAGCATCGGTAGCCTCGCCCAGCGCCTTCATTAAAGCTATGCGCTCAACGTCAAACTTTTCGCCTAGTTTGTCTATTTCTGTTTTTTTCTTTAATTGCTCATTTTCTAGCCTGCGATAGGTTGTGCCTGTTTTAATTTGTGTTAATTGCAACCTATTTTCTCTAGCATTAGCATTTTGTAAATTGCTATTCCCAGAGGATTTGCCAATATCATAAGCAATAAGACCTACAGTAGCCCCAATTAATTGTTTTTTGCCTAAAGTTAATAATGCAGTAAGACCTAATAAAAACTTACCCACATCGCTATCTATAATTTTCTTAACTTCACCAATTAACTCACCCATACCCTTAGTAGTATTGGCAATAGCATTAGCAAAATTATTCATTGAGTTAGCAGCTTGGTCGATTGAATTATCTTTACTTAGTGCGCTTAGTGCATCAATTAAACCTTTACCGATAATTTCTGTAGCGTTAGCAGATGCGACCTTTAATAAATCCATCTTGCCAGCGTAAGTCTCTAATCTAGCTGCGGCTTGGCCTGCAAACTTTTTATCAAGTGCGGCCATAATTTTATTCATATCACCACTGGCTATTGTGGCTTTATCTAACCCTGTGCCTAGCCTTGATAAAGCAGTTGTTGTGCCTGATGCGCCTTTGGCTATTGCAGCGACAACGCTAGCAAGGTCTTTGCCTGTACCTGCGCTAACATTTAATGCGGTTTCTAATGCTTTTTGACTTAGAGTTATTGATCCTGTGGCGTTTAATAATGTTTGAAATGCAGGCCTTAATTGGTCATCTAAAATGCCGTATAAAGATTGTAAACTGGCTATGTAATCTTCTACTTCGGCTACCCTAAATGCATTGCCAGTGTTTTCTAATTGTATTGCTAATGATTTGGCAGCTCTTTCATCGTTAGCAAATGCATTAATAGCCTTTTTGCTAAATGCAACTAAAGCACCTGTAGCAAATAATCTAGTAAGCGATTTGTTTAACGCTTTGGCTTGCTTGTCAAATGCATTTAAATCTTGTTTGCCTTTTTTTAGTGCTTTACCATTCCAGGTGGCTATTGCCGAGACTACTACATTGGCCATTACGCTGCCTTCTTAATCTCTGTTGATTTATTAAATTTTATAGCTGTGGAGTTGATAGCGCCCAAGATTGCATCATAAACTTTGCCACTATCTTGCGCCCAGGCTTTGTAAATTAAACGGCCTTTAGTCTTTCTACCACCACCACGTATGCCCTTAATCTTTGGCTGTGAAGTAAGCCCTGGCATTGATGTCACAAACTGGTAACCAGCAAATGGGTTATTTGATGCGTACTCTCTAGTAGATTTGTTATAGGTGTACTCACGTGCCCTGACTCGACCTTCAAATCCTTGTACTGGCCCAAAGGTTGTATTAGGTCGGCTTGGATCTATTTGCTGGAATGGCGCACGGCCTTGTGGATTTTTACGGCCAGCAGTTTCATATATGCGACCAGGTGCACTCACGTTGTAAACATAATTGCTTACTTTGAAACCATTTTTAAACACTTTATTATCACCTGAGTTATATCCAATACCAGCTTTAACTGTGCCAGCATCATATTTAGGAAATGGCCGATAATTAATTTCTGGGTTAGGCTCTTTAGTCCAGCCTGATAACACCTCAGCATTACTAGGCACAAATGATTTGGCTTTAGCCGCAACGTTACGCATTAAGGGATCAATAGCAGTCCTAATACGATCTTGTAAATCTTTGTCAATAAAATTTAGTCCAGCCAAGACATCTTTAACGCCTACGATTTCTGCTGGCATTTCGGATCTCCTTAGCTCTGTCGGTTAGGACTTGTATGATTGCGGCATACATTTCGCTATCCATATCAATAAACTCTCTAGGCGGTATCCCAGTCTCTACGCTCAGCTGAGCGATGCTGTAAAGTATTGAATCCCGCTGTATTATTTTTTTTCTTCGTCTAACACCTCAACAGTATCTAAACTGTCTATAAACTCAACGCCCCATAAAGGTATTTGAGCGCCAGCCCTGCGTAAGCATTCGTAAGCAAGCCAAAAAATTTCTGTTTGCCTTTCGTGCTCACGCAAGACCTTGCTAATTCCTGAGCCGTACTTTAACTCGAAAGCGTACTCGACACCTGGTGTTATCTTGTGCTCTGATACTTCACCATTAGCCCTTGTTATCTTTAGCTTTGCCATTGTTACTCCTTAGTTAGAATGCCACCGATGGGGACACTGTTATTGCGGAGTTTACTGTAAAGGACAGACTTGATGTTGCAACCTCAGCCACGCCGCCTTGCCCGATTGGGGTCAAGTTATTTACCAAGATTGAGAACTGGTAAGTAGGATTTGTAGCTGATACGGCAGTGCCTTTAACAGTGATTACTGATACTGCTAGGGTCTTGCCAAATGCTGCGCTGAGTGTCTCGTTTACCGCAGATGCTGCCCAGTCATTAATAAAGTCGATTGTAAATGTGCCTGATTGTAGGCCAGCAACAAACTTATGAGATGTGTCTCCCATAGCGGTTACTTCTAACTCATCTACGATCTGGTTAATTACAGCGTTAGTTACATAAGCGCTGATGTCGATTGAAGGTGTGGTTGGTGCAGCATTAGTAGCCAACTTAACACCAACGTTATTATTTAAGTATATTGCCATTGTTATTCCTCGTCTTTCTTAGTTTGTGCAGTTGGTTTTGGTGCTTCCTTGATTTGGCCTGTCTTAATTAAGAAGGCTAAGTCCTCTGTGTGTGTCATTGTTTAACTCCAGCTCGTTAGGATTGATACAGTTATTTCTGACGTTAATAAATCTCCACTAGCTGCATTGGTTATAGCTGGAGCGGAGACACTTGATATGTTGTAAACCAGGGCCGATGCCGCCAGTTTGGTTACTACTGCCACAATAAAATCTTCCATACCTTTTAGGTTGCCTTGATTGTCAAATGCAGGTGTAGTCATTAAAATCTTAAAATTAGCCAAAGGTGCAATAGATGTCTGGCTGTTATTGTTAGGCGTTATGTAGGGATCGCCAGGAGTAACTACAACGCTGTTAGCCAATAGAGTTGCAGGTGGAAAACTAAAGGTTGACCAGACTCCATTGTTTGTTAATGCTGTGGCTAGCGTGCCACGTAGTGTGGTAATTGCTGCCATTAGCCGACCAAAGAATTTGGGTTTGAATAAGGTTGGATGAGACCACGCACTCGGTTAATCAGCTGATAACCCATCCGATAAGGGCTGGCACTGATCCCATCCATACCTACCCCACCAGTCTGACTGACCTGCCTGGCTTGCCAGACATCTACGGCAATTATCATCGCCGCTTCTCTTATAGCTGGGGTCGCACTGTAATCTGTGTCTTTTTTATCTGGGCCTACAACTTTGCCGCTAGGGATAATTCTATGGAATGGATCGTTTGCGTGTACTTTAGTAAATTGAATAAATGAATAACCAGATGGATAGTTAGTAAATGCTAAGTTAGTTAGAAACGCTGTGCCGATTGATACTGGAGTGGTTGTGCCTGGAAATGATCCAGTAATAACGTGTGAGCCGCCATAAATGTTGCCACAATTTTCTACGGCAATAGTTTGACCTGTTACAAATATGCCAGGGTTTGCTAATACTAAAGTTGCTACGTTATTGTTTAGGCTTGCACCTACTACTGGTGCTTCGTTATACCAAAGGTATTGATCTAATAAATCTTGTGCTGTTTGACAGCATTCTTCAACTGTTGCGGATGTGTAAAGAGAGCCAATACCTAAATTACTGCGTAACTCAGCTTCGGTTACATACGTGGCTGGCATCTCTACTCCTTGTCTATAAAAGCTCCCCTGGGGCTAGGGCTACTAAACCCCAGAGGATTATTAAATTAACTAACTTATTAGGTTAGGTTGAAACGGCGTACGCCACCTTGTACCAATACACCAACAGCCATATAACCATACAAGCTAGTCTCGATTTCGCCTGAGGTTGGGATGTTTGTGCTTAGTCGTAGAATTGGTGACTCGTAAATTGATACTGCAGATGGTACAACGATAAACGCTGACTCATCGATTACTGTTGATACAGCATTTGGATCTACGTATAGATCAAGACCTAATACGTTGCCACGTAGTGATCGTGGTGATGCTTGTCCTGCTGCGTTCATTGGTTGTGATGCTGTGTAAATTGGGCGATCAGTTGTATCTTTAGCGCCAATTAACAAATTCCACTGACCTGTGCCTGCAATGTATGCAGTTGCTAGTTCACCTGTTGCAAGATATGCAGCTGGTGCTTGCTCTGCTACGTAGGCAATAAGCCCATTAGATGTTGCGGCTTGTGGGTTAGCTTGTGCGCCACCTGCTGTTAGTGCTGCAATTACTGCTGCATCTGTTGCTTTGTTATAGGCACGTGTCATATTTTCCAACATAGCCTGGAAGAAGTCTGGTGAGCTGCGCTCTAGAACCTCTAAACTGTAGCGTTGTAGTCCAGCATACTTCTTGACTGTCAAGTTTACGTATGAGGATACGATGCCTGTCTCAGATGGTGCAGCAGCTTCTGCTGTCTCTGCAACTGTGCCAGATGTTGTGATCTTTGGTACTGAAATTGTCATACCTGCTGCTGGTAATGCACGTGTACCAATTGCATCTACAGCTGGGCGTGATCCAATAAGTGTATCTACTACTGTAGGTACGAATTGTGTTGGATTAAATGCTGGGTTAGTTGTGAATGAGTCATCGGCAGCAGTTAAATACTTTGCTACATCTGCTTCTGCTTTCATAACCCACTGTGCTGATTCGTGGTTACCTAATTTTGCTTTGATGCTGTGTTCCAGCATATGTGCTTGTGTTCTGATTGGTGAGCGTGGCTCTGTATAGAAGGATGCACTAATTGTAGGGCGTGCGGCTTCTACTGGAGCAGTCTCGACCACTGGTGTTGCTGTTGGCTCGGTGGTGTTTTCCACTATAGCCTCACTTTCCGTAGTTGGTTGATTTGTTGCATCCGCTTCGCCTTCGCTAGCGGCAACTTTAG